TAATAGTAAAGGTTTTAAATATGATGATAGACTTCACAAATATGTAATGAATGGGCTAGAGTTAAAAAGTTCTACTCAATATATTAAAGAGTTCACTAAGGAATTTAATGCTCCTATTATAAGTACTATGGTAGCTAAAAAGAATGAAAGACTTGGTAAAAGATTAATTAATCCGGTAAATGTGAGAAAGTTTTGGAACTTAAAAGGTAAGATAAGTAGTGGATTAGGTACTGCTGGACATGACTTCTGTGTAGCATGGTGGTTAGATAGAGATGAGGTTGTTCCGAATACTGAATTAGAAAGAAATGCTGAAAGACTTATGAAAGTTATTGATAATAAGTTTGATATAATTAGAATGGAGGTTCCAAAAGGAAGTAAGAAGTATGCTATGGGTTATACGATAGATATATTGTTAAAAGATAAAGTAACTGGAAAGTATTACATAGGTGATTTGAAGTTTTCAAGAGCATTTACAAGTGAGCAATTTAAGGCTGATAAAGGAAGATTACCTAATAGAATGAATGGTATATTTAAAGAGTTTAGGGATATAGGGCATGATAAAGGTATAATTCAATTAAATATGTATGCTAAATTTATGAAAGAAGAAGAAGGAGTTACTATTGATGGAGCTTTCTTATTTCATATAGACGGTCTTAAACTTAATAGAGACTTTAAAGGTTATTATAAAGATGGATTTAAAGTTTATAAAGTTAAGATGATGCCCAAATTGATAGAGACTATGTTAAGACCACAAGAACAGTATGTTATTGTAGATACATTAGTTGATGCAGAAACTATGAGTAAATTATGAAAATATCTAATGTAGATATTGATATTTATAGTGATATATTATTTGAATTAAGTGATAAGTTTCCGAAAGTTACTGTTGAAGTAATAGATAATGTAGTAAAAGATTTTTTTAAGATTACTTCTACACTCATAGGGTATGGGAGTAATTATAATAATAAGCCTTATATAAAAAGAATAATACTCCCTAATTTAGGGAGTTTTGTTTTTAACAATGCTAAATTTAGAAAGGCTAATGAAGGAAAGTTATTAGATTTAATAAATGTTGAAGATTCAAGAAGAATACATCATTATTTATATTTAATGGGCTGGGGTATAACTAGATGGACTAAAAAGTATGGTTATATGTTTTATAATGAGTATAGTGGTGAGACATATAATGTAGATAAAGATTTTGTTAGGGGTCATAGTCAAGCTGAAAAATATTTTTATAATTATGTTACATACAATGAGAAATCTAATTTAATCGACGAATTAAGATATAATGGAAGATTAATTAAGTATGACTATATTAAAGATGTGTATGAATATATAGAGGATTATGATAGTTTGTTAAAAGATTATGAAGAGGATGTAATTGAAATATTAAAATCTATTATATATAATAGTAGAAAACAAAAAGCTGTTGTATCTAAACAAGTTGGAGGTTATATATGGATTAAAGAAATGGATAAGGATAGAGAGGGTATATTTAGACCCCCGAGAAATAATGTAAAACATTCATATGATATAGATATAATAGATAAAGATACAAATGAAATTGTTTATAAAGCATATGGAGATGTTAGAAAGTGTGCTAAGTTTGTTAAATCTATTAGATATGGTAACCCTAATCCTTCTAATATAACAAGAGTGTTAGGTACTGATAAAGTATTATATGGGTGGAAATGGAAGAAAAGTTAGGAAGTGCATTTGAATATGTTAATAGATATATAAATATAATTAATTCAGAAGTTTATTTGTTGGATGTGAAAAGATTAAAAAACTTTAAATACTTAGAAAGTAGGCAAAGTATATATATTATATTTAGACAGCCTAAAAAGAATGAGAAAATAGTTACTTTTTATGTTGGTAAAACATCACAAACAATAGTTAAAAGATTTAAAGACCATTTAAGTAATATTAAAATTAGAATTGAAGGTAAAAAAGATTGGAATACTAAGTATACTTGGATGTCTCAAGTGATAGGAAGTGGAGGGAAGTTAGTTATAGTAGAAGTGAATAAAGTACAGTCTTCTAAAATATATATGTTTGAGCAGAAATGGATTGTATATTTAAGAAAGTGTGGTTTTAAATTATTAAATAAAGTAAATACAAAGTATTATAATAGTAAAAATATAAAAATATGAGACTTTTTAAATTAGATGTTGAAGGTAATTTAGTATATAATGATAATGTGTGGGCAATAGAAGCTTTTTATGAGTTATGGGATAGAGATACTAGTAAAAATCATGAAAGTGCTATAAAGGATTTAGCTTTTTGTTATTTTATTACTAGTACTAGTATGGATAATCAATATAGAGAATATGGTAAAGTAGAGAGAGTTAAAATGGTTTCATTACATGTATATGGTGAAATTGTAAATGTATCAAAAGATAAAGCAATAACAAAAGCAATTAATGTTATGTTGGATTTAGATAGGTCTGCTATAAAAGATAATTTAAGGTCAATAGTTAATAATCTAGAGAAACTAAGAATGCATTTAGATAGTATTAATTTAGATGAGAGAGATGAAAAAGGAAAACCAATACATAGTATGAAGCAATATGGGGAAACATTATTATTACAATCTAAAACATATAAAGAAATGAAAGAAGCTTTAAAGAATGTAGATAATGAGAGTTTTCAAGGTGAAAGTAATATAAGAGGAAATGAAAAACGAGAACTCGATATATAAACCTTATAATAGGGATATAACTAATGATAATGAAGTGGGGTGTAATTTTGGGCATAGATTACAAAATACTGAGAAGTTTAGACCTGCTGCATTAGCATTTGAAAGTAATGGTAAATACACTTCTCATCCTTACAGCTCATTTTCTAATAGCCCTTATGGTAAGTATTGGGCAGAACAAAAGAGAAGAAGTTTAGATGGTTATTTTGTAGAGGATGGGTATACATTAGATAAGAAAGGAAATAAGATATTTAAAGGAGGAGTATATACAGATTACAAAGAAGATTTTGAAAGTGGTAAGATAAAAGGTGATTGGATTACAGGGTATTATTATTTTTATCTTAATTTTAGTCCTATACAGAAAGTAAAGTATAATGAAAAAGAAAAAATAAAATTATTAGAGGGTAAACAAGTTAAAGGTGAAAGAGTGTATGGATTTCCTGATGTATGGGATTATGATTATTATTATTTTCATTACTTAGAAGAAGCTATGACATTAGGAAAGCATGGAAGTGTACTTAAAAGTAGAGGTAAAGGATTTTCATTGAAGGGTGCTAGTATGGCAAGAAGAAATTTTCATCTAGTTAAAGGAAGTAAGAGTTTTGCTTTTGCAAGTAAGGAAAGTTTTCTTATTAAGGATGGTATTATAACTAAAAGTAATAATATAGGTACATTTTTAAATACACATACTGGATTTAGAAAGATGTCCCAAAGACATAATAGACCACTACATGTTAGAGCTTCTTATTATGAGAATAAGATAGAGAAAGGGTATATGAGTGAAATAATAGGTAAGACTTTAAATAATAAACCTGATGATGCAAGGGGTATTAGAGGGCAGTTAATATTATGGGAAGAGGCAGGAGAGTTTCCTGGATTACTTAAAGCATGGCAAATAGCACGGGAAAGTGTAGAACAGGACGGTGTAACATTTGGATTAATGATAGCTTTTGGTACAGGAGGTTCTAAGATGGAAAGTTATAGAACATTAAATGAATTATATTTTAATCCGGGAGCTTATAATATACATGGAATTACTAATATATGGAGTAAAAAGAAACGAAAGAAGAATACAGGATTTTTTTGCCCTTCTTATGTTAATATTAACGGTTTAATGGATAAAGATGGAAATACTAATCTATTTGAGGCTTATAATATAGAAAAAGGTAAGTTAGAAAATATGGAAGCTTTGGGTACAGACCCCTCAGCTATAATGCAAAAGAGGTCAGAAAGACCACTCACTCCGGAAGATGCTTTATTAAGGGCTGAGAGTAATTCATTTCCTGTTAGAAAGTTAGATGATAGAATATCTGATTTATTAACTAAACGAGAAGAGGGAGAATTTAGTAGAATAGGTAAGTTAAAATATAATAATGGTAAAGTAGAATTTATAGATGATTTATCTGTCAATATTGTTAGATTATATCCACACGATAAACAAGGTAATAATGAAGGAGGTATTGAAATATGGGATATGCCTATATTAAGAGGCGGGGTAGTTCCTGATGGTATTTATATAATGGGTGTTGACCCTTATGACCAAGATAGTAGTACTACGGTAAGTTTAGGTAGTAGTTTTGTAATGAATAAGATATCTGGTACTATTGTTGCTGAATATACAGGTAGACCCCAAACAGCAGAAGAATATTTTGAGGGTGTGTTGTTATTAGCTATGTTTTTTAATGCAAGAGTTAACTTTGAAAATAACTTGTTAGGTTTAAAGTGGTACTTTGAAAAGAAAAATAAATTACATTATTTAGTAGAAGCTCCCGAGATAGTTAGAAAAATATCTAAGGTAGCATTGCAAAGAGAGTATGGAACTCCTGGAACTATGGGTATAAATAAATTAGGTAGGACATTAATAAAGACTTGGCTATTATCTAAAATAATTGATGATGAAATGATACAACAAGTAAATCTTATAAGTTCTGTGCCTTTATTGCAAGAGTTATCTGGATGGAACCTAAGTGATAATTTTGATAGAGTGAGTGCTCTAATAATGTTAATGATACTTTATGAAGAGAATAAAGGTATAGAGGGATATTATGATGATAGTGATAAAGATATATATGATGCAGCTGCTGATTCAATATGGGATGAGCAATTAGGTATTGATAATAGTCTTGATTACAAATCTTATTTGAAATTTACATAGAAATATAATATATTTGTATATATGTATGAGATGCCTAAACAGAAGGTAAGTGGTAATACTAAAAAGAGTAAATGGTTTAAAGATTGTGCTTTGGCTTGTTTAGATATAGCATTAAGTGAAGAGAATAATATAATGTTATCTTTGGATGAAAAGAATATAAATCTAAATCTTTATAATGGTATAGTTAATGAGAAAGAATTAAGGGATAAATTCAATAATATGAAATTAAAGAATAGTAATTTTGCCCCAAGTTTTAAGAATTATGCAGTGATTAAAGATAAAATAGATTTACTACATGGAGAGTATTTAGAAAGAAATGAGGAGTATGGTATAGCCGCTACCGATTACAATTCTTTATCTATTAAAGATGAAGAAAGAAGAGAACAAACTATTAAAGTAGTTGTAGATGTACTAAATGATAATGTTGGAAGTAAAGAAGATTTAAAGAAAAGATTGAGGGGATTAAGAAAAGATAGATTCAAATCTACTTTGGAATATAAAGCCAATCAGTTATTGCATATTGTTAATAAAACTAACAATGTAGACTATTTAAAGTCTGAGGGTTTTAGAGAAGCATTAATTTTAGCACAAGCTATATTTAAAGTAGGTATAAGAAATAATGATGTGTATGTAAGAAAATGTGATGCAAAAAATACTTATACTGTAAGATATGGAAATAGTAATGATGTAAAAGATGCAGAAATAATAGCAGAGGTTAGATATTTACCGAAGGGTAAAATAATAGATGAATATGGAGAGTTTTTTAAATCTAAGGATTATAAAAATGTAGAAGATATTGATAGTATTAGTGGTGGAATGAAACAGGATGATTATGATTTAATTCACCAAAGAGGTACAATAGGTATGTTTAGTAATGTTAATAGTAGACTATTTAATACAAATGATAGAAGTATTAGTTCTAATACAGATTCTATTGATTCTAATGGAAATGTAAGAGTAGTAGATGTAGTATGGGCAGGGTATAGAAAATTATTGAAATTGAAATATTATGATGATAATGGAGAAGTTCAATATACTTATAAAAGTGAATATTATACTTTGGATAAGGATAAGGGAGAAGAAGCTACTATAAGATGGGTAAAAGAGTGGCATCATGCAACTGTTATAGGCTCTGAAGAAGTAGTCAATTATGGAACTAATGATTTTAGAATACCTCATAAATCTAATATATTTGATAGTTATTCTGGATATGTAGGAGGTTATTTTAATATAGCAGGTAGTAAATCAAGATCAATAGTATCATTAATTGCCCCTTATTTGTATTTAATAAATATTCTTCATGCTAGAATAGAAGATATATTAAGTAGGAACTTTGGTAAAATTATGGAATTAGATATATCTAAATTACCCGACAAATGGAATGTTGAAAAACAGTTAAGATATATTAAATTACATGGTATTAAAGTAATTGATAATTTTAAAACGGGCAATAAAGGTATAGCACAAGGTAAATTGGCTGGAATGTATAATTCTTCTAATAAACCTATAGATATGGAAATAGGAAGTAGTGTTATATCTATTATGCAATTAATAGCTGATGCTGAGGATAAAATTGCTAAGATTACAGGTATTACTCCACAAAGAATGGGCTCTATGAGTAGTAGAGAATTAGTTGGAGTAGTAGAGCGTAGTCAAACTCAAAGTTCTTATATTACTGAATATTGGTTTAATAGGTATGAACAGATAATATTAGATTTGAATGAGTTAATATTGAATACTGCT